AGCAGCTGGCTGCGCTCTAGTTCAACAGAAGTGTAGCTGATTTCTTGACCGAGCAAGCGGAGAGGCAACACAATGCGCTCGCCGTCAACCGACACACCAGGAATGGTCGTCGAGTTGGGCGCGAGCCATGGCTTGCCCTGAGCTTTTTGCGAACCCACGCCGCCCAAGGTGGAGCGGATGAACGAGGTGGACTCGTTGGCCATGGAGATGCCGGTGCGCAACTTGATGTCGCGTCCCCAAGTCACGTTGTAAAGCGGCTCGTACAACTTGCGATCAAGGTTGTCGAGTTGGTTGACGTAATACGCCAGAGTGGAATCGAAGGTCTTCATTGTTGTGCTCCTTAAGCGATACGGATTTCAGCCACGTTGGCGGTGTCTTTCCCGTCAACAGCCCATGTCACGCCAACCAGCGCGACGCATTTGCCAGAGTCGGCAGCGGTTTCAAGGTCGCCGACCAGCTTGCCGGTGTCAGCGGTGATCCGCATGAACACTTGAGCACCACGCACAGGCGTGCCAACCGCGCAAACTACGTTCACGTAGCCTTTGACGATGATGCCGTTGATGGAAGCTGTGTTAGGCGTGCCGGTGCCGAAGCTCTGAGCAGTGTCGCCAGCGATGCTGGGAACCGACCGAGACAAGATGCCAGCGAACACCGTAGCGGCGTCAGAGGCTTCGATTTTCTCGAATTTGCCGCTGACGATCTTGACGGGAGCGCCGAACTTGGTTGGGGCTTTGGCTGCGTTGAGCAGACCGGATTCAACAATGGTGTCCTGTTGGCGGGTAATGTCGCCAGCAACACCAGACGGAGCGCGATAAAGAAATGCAGTCATGGTTTTCTCCTTAATGTTTGCCGAAGCGTGCGGCGTTGAGTTCGTTGATTTTCTCTGGCGTCATTGCACCAGCCTTCATTCCTGGAAGCGAATCCAGAGCCACACGTGCATTCATGTGCGAGCGCCGAACGCCTTTCAGCATCTCCGACGCAGCAACGAACAGCATGTCCTTGTCGGCTGTGGCGAACGGCTTGCCCGAGAGCAGCTTGTCGATCACGCCTTTGCCGTCCTCGGTGGCGTAAGCCGCCTTGAGCGCCTTGGACTTGACGTCCTTGGACTTGGCGATGCCAGGAGCGAGGATTTCAGCACGCGCCATGGTGGCGTCGTCTGTGTACTTGTCGACCTGAGCAACAACCTCTTCGTCTTCCATAGGAGCTTCCTCCGCTGGACCAACGATCTTGGCTAGTGCTTCGGCGATAGTGGCGATGTTGCCTTCCATCTTGATGAGACGCTCTTCCAGCGTGGCCATCTCTTCGGGAGAATGGTCGTCGCCTTTGGCTTCCTCGTCAACTTTCATTTCGCCTTCGGTGTCTTCAGCTGGAGGCGGGTCTTCGTCAGACGAAGCGCTCATGCCTGCTTCGATCTTGTCGAGTCGCGCCATGATGGCTGCAAGAACCTCGGTCAAATCAGGCTGATCCGCAGCCTCTGCCTTGGGGGTGTCTTCGGGCATGGCTTCGTCTAAAGCCTTCCCAAAGATCCCCATGAGTTTCTCTTTCATGGTCATGGGAGTCTTCTCCTTTTGTGGTGCGTGATCGAAAATGGCACATTCTGAACCGCACCGCCCAGACGCCACCAATGCTACGTGATTTCCAATAATATTTTCCTGACGACCGCGCCCTGGAGAGACTTGGACGTATTCGGCTTCGTAGCCGCAGGAAACTTCTCGCAAGCGTTTGCTCTTCACAGCTGAAATCGCTTCCGCGTCAGTGATCAGTAAATCCGCTAGCAGTTTGTCCGCGTCGTCTCCGACACCAGGACGAACATTTTGCACCACGCCCACTGCGAGCTCACGCCAATTTTCCGGCGTCACGAAGTCGTCAGGATGATTGATGGTTACCGGCTTGCCTTCGAAAGAGGCGATTGTCGCAGGGTCGTGGATGTCTTCAACCGTCCGGCTAATGACGGTCTGACCAGCTGAACCGGCATCGACCGGAGTTTCAGATGGTGCGTATAAAAGATCGCCTGCTCGGGTGATTGGAACACCTTCGCAGACGAGAAAGCCCTCTGGGGTCTCCGAGAGACGGGAGGACAACTTGGCAACAGAATAGAAGCGCTTCGGTTCGTCTTTGGCGAAGTCGCGTGTCTTGCGCTGCTGAGCAATGATTTTCATGATCAGTCTTGCTCCAACCAATTGAATCCTGCCGACAAATTGGCAGTCTGATTCGAGTTGTTTGTGATCTTGAACATATAGTCGGTGTTCTTCTTGAGCAACCACTCGCCTTCGAGCGTTTCGCTCGTGACGGTTTTTTGATCGCCGAAGATTTTGTCTGCCAGCAACAAGGTTCCGTCAGCGGACACTGTTGGGTTGGCGAACACTTGCATGAGAGGAACAATGTCCGACTGGCGGTTGCGGTTGCGCGGTGTTTGCGCCGTGCCGTCGGCGGTGACCGTGGGAGCTTCGAAAAACTCAATGGTCATTGGGGCTTGGTCAACCTTGACGAAGAACGACCAGAGGTGAGATGTGATGTCACCAGTGCGACCCAAGAACCGCACCACGCCAAGAGAAGGAATCGCGGTGGCTGAACCGGAATAAGTGAACGACAAACCTTCGTGAACAGCAGAGTTCTCGCGCCCAACGACTTTCAACGAGCCGAACGCGTCCACGATGTTGTGGATCTCGTCCTCCTCATTGACCATGCGTCCGGTGAGCGGAGCCATGTTGTTCAGCTTGGGAGTAGTTGTTTGCATCGGTCAGCCTGATTTCGCATTGAGTGTATTATCCTGCATTTTGTTAGAAAAGACAACAAAATTAATTTTCATCCGGAATCACCGGCTCCGCGTAGCAGCGGCAGTTGTAGATTTCGCCTGGACCATGGTTGCCTTCGCCTTCAACATAAGGTGGATCGTCGAACCGGAATATTCTGTTGGCCATTTGCGCGTGGCTGTCTCGCACATCACCGTCCTCAGCCGTGCGCCAGATGTAATGCGTGATGCCTGCGCCTTGGGCACGAGCTTGGGTCATGACGGAGTTGGCCTTGGCGATTTCTGTTCGAGCGATGAGCGTGGCGCGGCTTTCTGTCACCTGTCCTGTTCGCGCAATTTCCTGCGCAGCAACGTCGGCGCGTTTGGAACCCATGGCGGCTTCCTGCGCTATCGCCTGAGCGCGCAGACCGGCTTCGAGGGGCAGGGACTTGATCAGCTCGACTTGCTCTTGCTGCAGTTGGCGTGCTACGGCACCAATGGGCGTTTGCGTCAGGAACCGGCGCAGCTCCGTGCCCATGACCTTGGTGGCTTGCGTCCATGCGCGTTCATTGTTCTTGGAAACACTTTGGAGGATGCGCCCAGTGACGGCTTCAGACCATGGTCCAAGCGCCTTGCTGTATTCCTCCAACGCCTTGGCCATGGCGACTTGGTCTCGTATGGTGGCGCCAGCAGTGTACGAGTCTACTATCCCGCCAATGATGCGGGCAACCTTGCGCAGCTGTGTGGCCAGCTGGCGCTCGGCGGCGGCGGTGGCGGAGAACTTAGCCATTGAGCCACTTCCTCAGTTTGTCGAACGCGGAGAGTTGAGACGATTGAGGTTGGTCGACATCAATGTCACCAGTGTCAGGCAATGCCACCTCGCCAGCCGGTTCGCCGCCTTCGGGCAGGGTTTCCACTGGCATGGGAGGAGGTGCGAACTTGGCTTCCTCGATCTGGGCATCGGTGATGTTGGTGAACACGTCGGTGTACTCGGACGCTTGCTTGAGTTCCTGGAGCGCGGTGGCTTGGTCGACGATGCCCTTCTCGAAAGCGTTGGTGACCAAGTTGGTGACCTGCGTTGCGATCTCGGCTTTCTCTCTTTGCGAGGTTTGCCACAACGGAATGAAATCAAAGTCGAACGCATCAGGCGCGTTTTGCCCAAACATCGAGCGGTGAAGCACGCGCAAGACTCGGAGCATGCCGTCGCGCAACCGGCTTTCTTGTTGCGACGAGATGTTGTCGTAATACATGCGCAGGTCGCTTTCGCCAGTGGAGTTTAGACCGGCAGGCGATTGCCCGAACAACCGAACCAAGGGTATTCCCGTGGCTCCCGAGATCTGTTGCCCGAACTGCAGGATCATGTCGCTCAGACCACTGAAGGTGTAGCTGTGCGCGGCGAAAGTGTCTTCCTTGTCGAGCAGGGTTAACCCTTCGTTGGTTTGCAGCATGCGCATGTGGTGGAACATCTTCAGCAGATTCTCTTCGGCTTGACCGCCAGCCGCCAACACTTCGCGCAGCTTGTCGATTTGAACTGTGCGGAGATGCGCTTTTTGAATCAGGTTCGCCGCGCCAGACGTGGCCGTGTCGAAGGAAACCAACCTGTCGTACAAGCGCTCAATGATCGACTCGCCCCACATTTGTTCGGTGATGGCTTGCATGACCGGCAGTTGAATGCCGATGAACCGGATCACGCGAGAGTGGTGGATCTTTACGTTGGAGATTTTGCCAGTGGTGACGTCCGATATCAACGTGTAGTACGATGGCAGTCCGGCGCTCACGCCTTCCTCGATCACGTTTTGCAAATCGGCTTGCAGTTGCCAGCGGTCGTAGATCTTCAACCCCTTGAACTGGTCTTGCCCAACGGTGTCGAAGCGCAACGGCGTCGAAAGGTCTTGCCCATCAATGATCATCACCGCCAGAGCGCCGCCGTAGAGCCTGCCCCACTTGATCGCTTCCAGGATCGATTGCCAAACGCCCAGCCTCGTCAGCTTGGACTGCATTTCTTGAATGTGTTCGGGGTCAATCGTTCCGTGAATGTTGATGCCTTCACGGGTCATGTCTTCGGCGACAGAGTCCACAGCCGCACCAACAATCCACGACCCTCGGTACATGGCTTCAAGCTTCACGCGGTTGCGGGTGAGCAGGTCGAATATGTAAGTGCCTTCGGTAAGAAGGTTTTGCGCGCCCATGCCCATGCGAGCGTTGAAGTTGGCGAATCCGTCGCTGGTTCCGGCGGTTTGTGGAGTGCGGTTGGTTTGTTGGCGGCGTTTGCTCATGTCATGCGTTCCCATAGGTTGATTGCGTTGGTCGAGGCGAGCAGATCGTTGATGGCGTCCATCATTGGATCCACTTGGTCGTCGTGGAGGTGTGAGTCGTCGGCTGTGAATGCCTCGCATTCGGCGACAAAGTCGTTGGTGAAAGGCGCGTCTTCCGGCAGCATGATGTAGCCGCTTTCGATGTAGCCCAACACGTCCATCAGTCGAGTGTACTTGTCCTTGGTGCGCTCGATGCCGACCACAGGGATGCGAGCCTTGCTCTTCAGCCCTTGGATCAGCCCAGTGCCCGAGGCTTTGTCTTCGACTTTCATTTGGCGCAGCTGGCCGGAGACAATTGCGTCAGCTGCAGAGTGTTTGTTCCAGAACGCAACGGCGCGGCGCTCCAGCTCCGGCGCTTCCCACTTGCCTCGGATCAGGTCGAGCAGGTAGAGCTTGCCGTCGTCCCCTTTGCCCCAGCACTCGAACACGCTGAAGTCATTGCGCTCGGCGGTCTTCTGTGCGGTGTCGGCGTAGATGATTCGTTGCTTCATCACAGGCGGCTGTTTGTACATGCCGAACCACTCGCCCTTGATGATCTCGCCGCCCACGATCTGCGGGTTCTGTTGGTATAGGGCTTCCCAGTTCACGCTGGCCATTGTCGCCTTGCGCTCTTCCAGGAACTTCAACGACTTCAGTTCAGGGAACAACGGCTCGCCAATTTCGCGGTGGCGCTCACGGCGCACGGCGATTGCGGGGTAGGAAACCACACGCACCTCTTCTGCAAGTTGAACGCGCAACCTGCCGATCGGGTCGTCCACATGCCATCGTGTCAGAATGGCCAACAGTCCTGCGTCGTCGCTGAACCGAGTGAAGAAGTCGTCAGTGAACCAGTCCCATGTTTTGTCGCGCACGGCTTCTGAACCAGCCTCTTCGCGACCCTTGATGGGGTCGTCCACCACGCCCAAATCGAGCGACTCACCCAGTGATCGAGCCGCGCACGGTTGTGTTCCTGAAGTAGCCTTCAGCGTTGATGTACTCCAACAGCTCACGGTTGCGCGTGGCTTGCTTGGCGTCGCTGACTGGCGTGCCCACAGAGTTGATGCGCGTTTCTGGAAACACCTTCTGAAACGTCTTGGAGTCGTAGATGCGCTGCGACATAAGGTTGGCTCGCACCCCGAGCCGTTCGCTGAAGGAGGTGTAGATGGTCTTCAGGTCTGGGTTCTTGCCTGCCACCCACGTGATGAAGTCCACAATCATCTGGCTCTTGCCGTGTTGTGGCGGTGCCTCGATCACGAGCTTGGGGCGCTCCTTGGCGACTAGCCGCTCGTAGAACTGCTGCAGTTCCTGCGCCATTTCCCGTTGCCACCAACCGAGCTTCATCTTGGGGTGGATGTACTGCCGGTAAGCCCAGAACGACTCCCGCGCCTCTAGCACGGCGAGTTTGTCTAACAGTTCGACGGCTTCCAGCGGAGCGTTCNNTTTTCGAAGATGCTCGTGGGGAGGTTGCGCTTCTTGAGCTCTTCGAACAGCTCTTCTTTGGTCAGCTCACGGTTGCCGTGTTCAACACTCAGCGGAGCGTCCTTGTCGCCCACCACCTCGTTGCGCCCAGAGCGCCAGTTGAAACGGTTGGTCATGTTCAACGACCATACTGTTGCATTCCCTTTTTCACGTTCGCCGGACGCCAGCTCGCGACCAGTTGTTTCCCACCAATACTTGCACAACAGCAAGCAATCTTCATAAGTGTTGCGAAAATCTGTGTCGTCAGTCAGAAGTGTTTCCAGCGCGTGGGTTCCGATCTTGAGCCGCACCATAAAGGCTGTTGGTCCACCGCCCTTGGTGGCTTCGTCAATCATGAGTTCTTTCCAATCGCTGGGCAGGTCTTTCACGGTGGTTCGCGGTCTGCCGACTGGGCGCACATCCGAGCTGCTCATGCGCATCTTGATTGCACCACGCGTGCTCTTGGGTTTCTTTTCAGCCATCAGTTGATTCTCCAGTTCATGTGTGTTAAATTATCTGTCTTTTCAGGCAGCAAAGCAAGGAAAATGCACCGCCGCCATTCCAGTCCGTGTCTATCCGTGTGCTATACACGCTCTTCTCTTTATTAATAATCCTCTTCCCTTTTAACTATATTATTAAATCTTTTGTCGTAGTAGCAACACGGATTCACCCGGACTGGCCAGAAACGACGGCGTGCCTTTTCTGCGCTCATCCCCCAAAGACCCACCAACTTTGAACGGCGAACAGCGCCGCTAGCGCGCACCACACGATCACTTGCATATGNTCTCCTTTGCTTTGGCCAAGAGGGNGACGAGGTCAGAGTATTTGAGCGTTCGTTGTTCTTCGCGACACTGACGCATCAGCTCTTCAATGTGTTCGATTAATTCTTTCATCAAAATGGCTCCTGTTCCAGTTCCTTTTCAGGGTTGAACGTGGCAGGCGTTCCGACCTTCACGTAGACCGTCACGTTCTTGCCGCCCAGCTTCCAGCGCCCGTCCTTGGTGGTGGTTTTGCGGAAGATTGTGTAACCGAGCCTCCCGATGGCGTTGCTGAGTTTGCGCTTCACGTCGGCGTCTTTTTCTCCAGCGGCCACCGCCTTGGTTATAACCCAATCCGCTCGCAAGCCTGTAGGGTAGCCCAAGTCGTCCAAGATATCGTCCAGCCACTGGTCTCCTGTGAGCCCTGCTGCGACTACGGTGCGGTGNGCGTCCGTCTTGCGTTGCCCGTTGCTCGCGCTGAAGTCTGAGATGTCCCGCTCATGCAGGTAGGCGGCAATGTGGTTCGAGCCTCCCGCCAAGAACCAGTCCCAAAGGTCGCTGAAATACGCTCGGCGGTCTTGCTCGGCGGTCAAGCCCATGTCGTGCATCGTGGCGGCTTCGATCACGTCGTAGCGCCGGTCGTCCTCGGGGATGTAAATGCCGGAGGCAAGGTGGTTGGTGGTGATGATCACGCCGCAAAACATCCTGACTGAATACTTCTGTCCGTACTTGGGGTTGATCTGGCAGATGTCGGGTGAACCCGCGATGAGCACCTTGGTGCGCTCGTTGAACGCCCACTTGGACATTTCGTGCAGGTTGGCGGCTTCCGAGATGCGCACCAGAGTCGAGGCGGCGAACTCGTTGAAATTGGATTCGAACGCTGCTGGGTCAATGTTGGCCACGTTCCAAACGCCAATCGCAGGGCAACAGAACTCCACCGCCGTGTCCTTGCCCACGCCTTGCCCACCGGCAATCATCAGCGCGAACCGTGGTTTTTCCCAAGGCTTTTGCACCCGATGCGCCATGTAGTTCAGGAACTGGTCGGCGTCACCGGCTTTGTTGAAGATGCGGTGCACGTGTTCGAGGAACGGTTGCGCGAGCCTCGCGTCGCCCAGCTCGATTGTGGGCTTGCGGTAACTGTTGAAGAGCGCGGCTCCAGGAATCTGGACCACTTCCCCTTCCCGACAATCGTGGCCTTTCAGGTAATCCTCCTCCAGCGCAGGGTCGCACGTCATGGAGGTGCACAACTGATTCATCTTCAGCCACTCGCTGGCCTTCACGATTTTGCCGTCCTCGTTCACTGGGCTCACGGCGGCGTCCACCGCTCCGGCAATCCAGTAGCTGATGGTGGGTCGGTAGATGAAATTGTTGCCTGGACCATAGTAGACGAAGTTCCCGATCGGCACTTCACCCGCCTTGGGTGCCCAGCCGTTGTCGATGGCGCTCTTGACGATTGTGCCGATGCTGAGCTTGGACTCTGACTCTTGCTGCGACAGTTCATAAAACGCCTCATGCATAATCTCGTCGTGGTTCCTGCCCTTCTTGCCGCCGGTCTTGCTCGACCACCGTTGGTAAAGCTCCCACGCCTCGTCCACGCGGTCGAATTCGCGCCCGAGGATGATGCCGATCTTGCGCCACAGGTCTCGGTCGTCGCTGGGGACGACTTCCAGCATGCTTGTCACTTGTTCGATTGTGTACTTGCCTCGGTACATGTCGTCGCGCTTGGGACGCCCACGCGTCTCTTTGCGCCGTGAAAGATGCGCAGGCAGCACCGCCAGCGGGTCTCCCCAGTTCGCCCAAGAGTACTTGCCTCCCGACCGATGCAGCGAAGGAGCCGCCACAATGTAGCCTCCGTCGTTGCGGCAGTCCACGCCTTTGCCGAGGACGTTGCCAGCGGTCTTGAGCGCGGAGTTGTACTGGAACACGGCGTGCATGCCGCCGGAGCCGGTTTGCGCGATGAGCGTTTGCGGTTCGCCGTGATCCTTGATTGCTTCAGCCCAACTTTCTGCGCCGAACTTGCCTTCGCCAATGTCGATGTCGAGCACCGTGATGCCGCTGATCTCGCCGGTCACCACTGCGATGTTGCTTGGCTCGGAACCTGCTCCGAACCAGCGCTCAATTTGCTCAGGGTCTTTGGAAGCCTCCTTCAGCCCACGAGCGACTCTCGGGTGCTTGCCCGCGTCGGTGCATGGGTCTTTGCCGCAGGAGCACTTGCCGTCCGCGTCCACTGTGTGGAGCGGGAAAACCAACCAGCCGCGCTCAATGTACTTCTTGGCGGCTCGGAGGACTGTTTGTTGATGGGTCATTGTTCTTCGTTCCTTCAGCGCGTTGCGTGAAAAAGGGGAACACAGCCGTTGCCGACCGCGTTCCCCTTTCTTGTTGTGGTTTACGGGATCGCGCGGCGCTTAGAAACGGTCGTCGCCACCCGTGGCTTCGACGTCGGCTTGCGGAGGAGCAACTTCGATGTCGCCGGAAGCTACCGAGGCGTGGAAGGCTTTGGCCTTGGCGTAGAGGTCAGCGTCGCCCACTGGCTCCTCGATGCTGATCTCGATGCCCCACCAGCTGCCCTGAGAGTTTTCCTCCTTCACGCACTTGAGCCGGTAGATGTGGCTGAAGGCAGGCGGGTTGAAGGGCTTGCCGTTGGCGGCGCGCATCTCGATGCCTTGGATGAGGCTCATCCAGCGCTTGGACTTCTTGATCTGCGTGCTGCTCAGCGAGAGCAACGCCGGTTGCCATGTGCCGCTCTCGGTTTGCACGAGGACGAAGTGGTTGCGCGTGTCCTTCAACAAGTCGCCTTCAATGGTCGGCTGACCCTTGTCGTTGGGCACGGTCACGATCTTGCCGGTTTCGATGTCCACTGGATTGAACTCGCCCTTGTAGCCACCGCCAGCTTCGCGTGGTGCCCAGCGGAGGAATCGACGTTGGTACGCGCAAGGCACGACCAAGACCTCCTTGAACAGTTCGTTGGTGATGGTGTTGAT